TTGCTTGAATGTTTGTTAATGTAACTACACCAACAATGTAAGATCCATCTGGATAAGTGAACTTAAATAAGGTCTTTAAAGAATCTCCAATTTCTAGCTGTTTACTTGCAATATAATCTTGAGCAGGATCTCCATTTAAACGGTGGCCAGCAATCGTGAATTGATAACGCTTGGATGTTACATCAGATGTACCAAAACCTTCTCCATCATAATATTCATCATTTGTTGTTGTATCGTTTTCTGCTGGTGTTACGTTGTTAATACCTGCAGCTAATCGAGCCCATTTAGCACTCGCTAAAGCAGACATATCCTTATTGCCTGCAGTATCAATTTCCATTTTTACTTTATGGTTAAGAATAAAAGAACCAATTTTTTCTGGTGCTTCTGCCATGATTAATCACTCTCCTTATAAGTATCAACTGTGATTTTAAAATCAAATAAATAAACAACATTACCCTCAGTATCTGCTGACACGATATGTGGGAATGTTGTTACTTCTAATTTATTAAAACTAAAACTATCATTCTGACTAACCAAATTAAAATCATATTCTGAAATATACTTCGATATATTCCACAACGTTTGATTAATCAGTTCTTCATCATTACTACGCATTGCAATTTCAAAGATAAATTCTTCTGTTCGATTGCCTGCATAATCTTCATCAATTACTGTTGATGGCAAGTCATATATACGTAATTCTGGACTTGTTTTATTAGTCATATACGACTGATATAATTTAACTGGCAAATCTACATTATCGTTAATGCAGTCTGTCAATCTATCCTTTAGGTCCATGATATTCAACTACCTTTCCATCAAGTAAGCCTTGTTTAAATACCCTAACCCAATTATTAGAATACAAACTCTTTGCTTTTAAATCCCATCTAGATGTTGCTTGTGGATGTTCACTTGTCGTCCAGTGAGTAATTGGATGTCCGTTAATATATCCATAGAATTGAGCTTTAGCATAAGGTGTTGTATAGGTAACATGGTTATCTTGTACATGGACTGACCTTGATAAATTACCTTGCTTAAATGGAACAAAGTCATCCATATCCATTGCCATTTGATTAGTAAAATTATAAAGTCCACGATCTAAAGCTTTCTCAGAAAAACGATCAAAACCTTTACCATGAACTGATACCACTACTGCCATTACAACACCTCCAATTCATAAGAATAAACATCATTACTGTAAGGCTCACGATTATCTACAATATTGGTAATTGTGTATTCCTTACCTTCAAAGATTAACTTATTTCCAACACTATCCCTATCTAATCTAGGTAACTGATTAGAAATTTTGGCAAACAAAAAGACAATAGCATTAGCCGTGATTTTACGATTATTGCTATCGCCTGAGTAAATAGTTTGTGGTTGTACAAGTACATTTTTTACCTTAACTTCTTCTGTTTTTTGCTTACCATATTTATCCAATTCACCTACTGGAATCTTTAAAGTAACACTTTGATTACATAATCTTCTATCAATTCTAGGTATCATCTGTGTACACCTCGATATAATAAACCATATCTCCCTAATAGATTATACGCTTCTGTACATAGACCATTCTTCATAGTTGCTCCTACATTACCAACAGGGCTTAAAGATAATCTACCTACTGTGATACTGGTAAATTCATTTTGAGCTAAATCATAGCTTTTATTAATACCAGTTGCATGCATAAAATCTACTTGCTCACAGATAGCCATTTTAAACGTTTCTACGCGTCTTTTTGACTTATCGACTAATATATCATGAACCTTATAAAAATCATTTGTGGCTAAATCTATGATACGTTCTGCACCTTTTATAAGGTTATTAAATACATCTTCATCTAGCCTATAACCAAGCTCAACATATTCATCATAAGTTAGATAAGCCATTTACATCACCTTACTGACCCCTACCTGTTGTAGCTGTTTCAGCTGCAACATAAATAGATTTCTTAGCATTTTCAAATACTAATGCGTCATAGTAGGATAATCCTTTAATTGTCCAACGATAACCTGCACGGTCATTGTCTGGAGAGATTACATCAACTGTATCGTATTTAACAATTGGAGCAATCGCAAATGTTGGAACTGCTAAGAAGTTTACTGTATCAGGAATTGTTAAACCTTGAATACGATCCTTAGCAACTGTTAAAATTGGTGTTCCGCCGTCTAATTGAGCAACACGACGATTAATTCCGTTAATTTGTTGTTGGTTAACAGAGAATGTCTTAGATACACCATCAGCGTTCTTTAATGCTTTGTAGTATTTTGTAGAAACAAACATTAACCAGCCACCAGGAATTTGATTGTCAATCATGTAGGATTCTACTTCATCATAAGCTGCTAAAGCATTCTTAGAATCGATTGTGTCTGTTACTAACTTACCACCAGACTTAGCTGTGTCATAAATCTTTTGAGCTAAGAATTTATCACGGTGTGGAATTGTAATGCGTTGGTTATGTTCACGAACAACATTAGCTACTGTGTAAGCCCCATTTTCGGACATATCCAATTGATCTAGGTCATACCCAATCCAATCTTCTTGTGTCAATTCTAGAGTTTCTTTAGAAACATTAACGTTGTTACGTGCATTATCTTGGTTACGTTTATATTTTGTTGCATCTACAAAACCATCCATTTTGTTAATACGAACTGTCTTAACTCCTGTAAAGTCTGCAGCTGTGATAGACTTAGCACCGCCTTGTAATGGTTGCCAGAGTTGAGAATCTGCTCCAAACTCTTCATCAATCTTTAATAAATCTTTTTGATCTAATACTACTACCATTTTATTTCATATCCTTTCTAAATTGATTTCATACGTGCTGCAATGCTAGAAACTACCGGATCAACTTTACCATCAGCACTATTTTCACCATTATTAAATTTACCGCCAATGTTAATCTTTGGTTCTGGTTTGCTTTCTTCAAATAAGTAACTATCGCTTTGTTGAATAGCTTTAATTTGGTCATCTAGTCCTTTCAAGCTATCTCCATCAACAGTTACTTTTTCCGTGTCAATAAATGGTAAAACTGCCTTTACGTTCTTAGCTTTTGCTTCACGTAATGCTGTTTCGATTTTAAAATTCTTGGTTTGAGTAGCTAATTTATTTTGCCATTCTTCATTAGCTTTCTTATTGTCAGATTGTAATTGCTTGATTTGTTCGTTTAAATCATCAACGTTTTTAGAATTTTTTTGTAAATCAACTAACTGTTGATCTCGTTCATCAAGTTGTGATTTCAAGCCGTCACGTTCATTAGTTAAACCATTTACTTTTTCTTGTAAACTGGTTATATCTTTACCGTGTTCAGCCATCACTTTTTCAATCTGTTCATCAGTCAAACCTAAATTCTTCAAATCTTCACGTTTCATGTCAATCTCTCCTATCGTTTTTATTTTACGTGGAACGCTCCACGCTGATTGATTGCATACAAAAAAAGCAGTTTTACGACTTACTCAGGTCGGAATGTTAAATAATTTTTATATGTTTTATTTCACTTTCTGATATTGCTAAACCTGTTTCAAATCCCCGATCAGGCACTTCTACATCTAGCCACCATTGATCATCATCTGAATCAGCAGGAGACTCAATTCCTACTACATAACCAATCCACTTTCTACCATCAACATCTATTATTTCAACGTTCTTTCCCCAAAATTTTTTATACATGATTATCATCCTTTCCTTTAGGAATATGAGGAACGATATGCGTACGTTTTTTTGAATGATGAATTTTAATCCATTCTGCTTCTTTACCTGTATTATAATCTACGCCTATTTTGTGATCAACTTTTACAACTTCTTTTGTAGTCCACTCACCTTTTCTAGTTTTTTCAAGCTTACCTTTACCAGCATACTTATCTAATAATTCTTGTGGATCTTCGCTATCGTATAAATAACTCTTACCTTCTAATTTTGTAGATTCCATATGTGGTGCTTGTTTTTCTGGATTAATCTTAGTTCCCCATTGACCACTCTTTATTTTAGCTTCTACATGCTTTTGAGACTCTGTTTTATCACTTTGATCAAGCTTTTTCTTTTTATAAGTTATTTGCTCTCTGTCATAATCTCTAGTCAAAATATCATGTTTATTACCATACATCTTATTAGTTTCTTTGATGTATTCTCTTAACTTCTTTTGACGTGCTGAAATTAGTGTTTTGGTACGAGTTATCATTTGCTCATCTTCTAATTCTTCGGCAACTTTCAAGCGTTTCTTAGCGTCTCTAATTGAACGTTCATAGTAACGTTGCTTTTGACGTAAATTACCATTCCTAATTGCTTCTTTAGGATTATACTGAGGCATGTTATTCACGTTGACACCTGGAGTAAATGGAAATAATTTGTGTCTACAGTTAATTCCTAATGTCCCAGCAGGTTCACCGTAACCATGATTATAGATTGAATCGTACTTGTCATTGTAATTAGGATCATCAGTTGGAACTATATTGACTACCTTGCCTTGAATATAAGCACATGCTTCACGACTGTTAGGGTGGCTAGACATTAAACATAACACTTGGTCAAACTCTTGCATCCGTTTAGTCCGTAAGTCATTGTAAGTCCTGTTAGATGTTGTCGTAAGTACCATACGTGTATAACCTTCAAGGGACCATGCACGTCCAGACTTATCTTTCATAACTTCGATACCTTTATCTAATTGTTGGTAAATAGCATCTTTGACTGCTCGATCATGAGTTTTAAGTCCAGTTACAGTTTCAATCGTTGAGCGTTTTAAAATTTCTTGATAAGTACGCATAACAGGATTAACACCATAATTACGACTAAGCAAAGTTTGATTAATCGTGTTATTTAAGGTATCTGTTGTTTGTCTAACCATTGAATCAAGCATGTTAAAACTCTCATCACTGATTGGCTGACTAACTTGGCCACTGTACTTCAATTCTTGGCTGACTTCATCTAATATCTCGTAGCCGTCTTGTTTTAAGATAGTTTCAATTTCACTAGGTGAGATACCGTCAAAGTCTGCCATTAAATCAATTACTCTCTTGGTTAAAGCCCCCATTTGTGACAATTGCTGTGCTTGCCACTGAACAACATTATCTTGTGTTACATCTTCATAGTGCCCACGTTGTAACACTTTGATAATTTCAGAAAATATCTTATCTTCTAAATTAGAATAGAGATTAGCAATGTTATTTGTGTCTTGGTCTAGTTTCTGTTTTGAATCCATAGACTACACCTCATTGCTATCTCCATCTATTGGCTCTTGAAATGACCCTTGAGAAAAGTCTGGTTGTTCATTATTAACTTGAGCTAACCACTTTTGAGCATCCTCTTCACTCAATCCAAAATTACGTTTTAGGTATTCAAGCTTTGGCATAATTCCAGCAGCAACTAACTGCATCTCATCAGCTCGTTGTTTATCTTTATCAATAAAAACACCATCATCAAAATGTACAGACAATTCAACACCTGCTACATTGCCAGTCCATCTAGGTTTACCATCAGAAAAAAACTGACCTACACTAGCTACTTCAAGAATTGCATTAACTAATTGATTTAAAAACAATTCTACTTGAGTAAGATAACTGGAACGTGTTTGATAAGTTGTGGAATTTTCAGAAACAACCTCAGTAGCAGTTTTAACTCCTTGGCCATCATAAGAGAATGTACCAGAACTAAAACCAATCTGTTGTTCAAACTCACGTAAGAAATAATCTATCGACTCTTTGAATTGAGTAGAACGAATATCAGAAGTTAAATCAGTTACCCTCAGTTTGTCTGTATCTCCATACATTCCCTGATAAACATCTTCGTCCTTATCAAATAGGACTGGATGAGCGTCGTCTACTTCATCTCCATACAGATTGCCAGTAGGTTTCAACATTTCAGCAGGAACTGCAATTCTACGTTTCCCCATTCTAACCTCATGTACAAACATATCATGAGTTCGATTAATAGCATCTATTACGTTTCTGGAATTATCTACAATACCAACACCTAGTGAACTATCTAAGTTTTTATTGTTAGCTCCTGGTGTTCTGAAATATGCAAATAATGGTTTAGTAATAACATCAGTAAAGGTTAATTCTGGTGCTAAATTAGGATATAAAGTTTCAAGTGCTACTTGTTCACCAATTACATCTGATTGATAAGAACGGTATAACTCATTTGTTATGTGATAAGTTTTAGCATCATCCCACTCGTGAAATTCAAGCAATGTATAATAAACATTTCTATCATTCTCAGTTTTAACTGTGCGGCTTGCAAAAGCACATTCAGAAATATCATCAGTGTTGTTACGTAACGGATAGAATTGGTCTGCGTTAGCCCAAGCTATTCTAATAACATCATTATCATCAACATAAGGTCTGGCAGCTAAACCGCCTAAAGCAATAGCAGTTTCTAAGCGTTGTTCAAATCTCATATTGAATTTATTATCTTTAACTACTTCATTGATAAACTCGTTTGTTGTTTCATCTTCCAAAGACAAGGAACATTGTTCATTAAAGATAATTGACGCTAATTTCTTAGATGCTAACTTAGTCACGTTTAGAGAACTCAACGGACGGTGTCTATATTCACCGTATGAATTACGATACTTAACTTTTGGTAAATCATCTTTGTAATATAGTTTGGCCAACTTTATCCGTTCATATTCCATTGGATCAATTGAAACTCTATCATCATCAGTAATATTAGTTAAACTCTTTACCATTCCTAACTTGGCACCTCCTTTCCTGAACCAATCTTTTATTTGGTGAATTAATGACATCACTCCACCACCTTAATATTTCAGACCTAGCAAGCGTTCATTATCTCGCACAAAGTACTGAAATTGGTCGCATGTATGGTCTTCTTCTTTGATAACTTTAGGATCATCACTATTTAAAGTTTTTTCATCCCACCTATAATTTCTATGCTCTTCAATAAAGATCTTATTTGCTTCAGTATCCAGATAATAAAAACGACCCTGAGCAACTATATTTTGCACACGGTCTATCATGTCTACTTTCTTCAATTTTGCTACTTTATGAAGATGTACTCCGTAATCATTGTAGAACTGATTATCTAAAGCACCTTCAGCAGAATCTATTGTTAATTTAGTTGCCGGCTTTTTGAATTGTTTGGCCAACTTATTGATGAATGAATACAAGTCCTTAGATAACTCACTAGGTGGCTTTTTATGAGCCTTGCCTTGTGGACTGTAATAATAAGTATCCAATAGAATTACACTACCTTTTCTAGTCAATCCATAAGCACCAAATGTAGTAGCAGATACTTCATGACCAGAGTCAATAGCACAGAACCAATTTGTAATGTAATCATCACTTGGCAACTCTTTTAATGCTTTGAAATTATCCATGTTGTAAATATTAGTACCAAGTCCAATGACTTCACCCAGATACAACCAACGGTAATAGTCATAATCATTATTCTTATAACTCTCAATCAGTTTTAATTGTTGATCAGTTGTGAATCCTAATTCATCATCTAAGTAGGTACTCGTATCAACAAAATATTCTGGATCTTCTTCTCTAGCAGTTACCCAGTCATTTATCCACTCATAAGGATTACGTGGTGGATTGTATGAAAAATAAACTTTTACATCATCAACGTAATCTGGCTTTTGTCTAATAAAAGAAGGTATAGATTGATCAAACACATCTACACCTTTCATGTTTGCTGCTTCTTCAAACCAAACAGCAATGATATTATCTACCTTGTTAGATTTAAGCTTATGTGGATTATCAGCACCATAGAAATAAAACGTACTACCAGTTAGCTTATGTGTAATTCTCAATGGTGACTTGTAGTAATTGTACTCATCATTTAAATTAAGCATATCTAAAGCCCACATAATTTGACTGTAAACTGTATCATGCAAATCTGACTTGTTGGCCAGGATGCACACAACATTTACTTTCTTGTGCAACTGTGTCCACTTCTTAACTGATGTAACTAACTTCAAACTAATAACAGATGATTTAAACGAACCACGGCCACCTTTAGCAATGATATATGATTTTTTAGTAGTCCATAATTTGTAGAAATGTGGATTAACCATCTCGGTCATTTTAATAACTTTACTCATCTTCTACATCTCCTATATCATCAACTAAAACGGTAGAATCATCTGACTTGTTTTTACCAGTGAGTTCATCAGCTCTCCAACGTGCAATATCTGCTTCTGCATTTGCTTTACGTGCCTTCGCTTTGTCTAACTCTGGTGTGCTGTTATCAGACATCATACCTGACATTTTCAAAATAGTAATAGCAGTTTGTAGTCGTACCATTTCTGATTTAGCATTTAACAAATTAACTAACTCTCTTAACGCTTTACTTTCAAAGTCTTTCTTGACGACTAATTTCTTATATTGCTCTTGTGCCGCTTTGAATTTATCATCATTTTTCCAATTATCTAATGTTGATCTTCTACGTTGGACATTTTTTGCAATTTCTTCATCAGTTAATTCATCTTCAAATAGCAATATAACAGCTTTTTGACGCCTTTTATCTAATTCAAAAAAGGGTCCTAATTGTCCAATTTTGTCCAATTTCTTACTATCTTTCTTCACACCATATCACCCACCACCTTTCTAAACAAACATGTTACTCAACATATTATTCTTTAAATCTTTAAGTGCATTAACTGTATCTCTTTCAACTGCCATCTCATGTTCTAATTGTCTAAACATTGCTACGATTGCTTTCTGTGTTTCATAGTCATGCAGATAGATAGGAAACTTACCTACTTCATGCTCTTGGATATTGATACCAGTTGCGTACTTATGCATAAACAAATCTATGTTACGTTGCATCGCAATATTAAAATACAATGGATCTATTCCTGCTTGTGGTATGATAGCAACGTTCTTTGTATGAACGTATCCTTGCTCAGAGAGAAAACTAATCTCCCCCCTAGTAGCTGATATCTGTAGAGTAGATGTTCCAGCAGGATATATCTTTCCTTGCTTGGCTCTAGCATACTCAGCAACATCTTCAAGTTTAACTATCTCATATGTTTTGAAATCTACCATAGTGTTAACTGCCTTTCCCTATCCTTGCTATACTTTTCCTTCCAATACTTGGTAAAGTGTTTTAGTTCCTTATCCATGCTTGGTGTTGTTCCAATCAAATCATCTAGCATGTTACCGAACTCTTTAGCATTCTCTTCGATTTGTTTATCTATCTTTCGCATTTCTTTAGTGATCTCATATAGCGATGGAACTTCTTCAGGTTCAAATGTATCTATATATCTAGGAATGTTAAGATTGAACTCATTCTCTTCAATAAGATATCTAGATATATCATCACTGAACTTATCTATTTTCTTTCGGCTCTTATATGCTTTGATAATCTTATCTACATGTTCTTGCTTTAAGTAATTATGGTTCTTACCTTTTTCAAATTCTTTAGCTGCGTCAATAAAGAATATCTTTTTATCTTCTCTTTTCTTTTTCAAAATTAATATAACTGTTGGAATATCAGTATTTAAGAACAATTTGGCAGGCAACCCTATTACTGCATCTAATGCATTGAGTTCTATTAAACGTTCTCTTATTTTTCCTTCGGCTTGTCCCCTGAACAACACACCATGTGGCAGAATGATAGCCATAGTTCCATCATCTGAAAGCCTGTTATATCCTTCTAATAAAAATGCATAATCAGCTTTAGATTTAGGTGCTAATACTTCGAACTGTTTAAATCGTTCTTGTTCTAGCATTTTGCTATCTGGTTGCCACGTAAAAGAATAAGGTGGATTCATAACTACTGTATCAGCTTTACTTTCTAGTAATTCATTAACCAACTCTATCTTGCTAAATTGTTCTTGCTTTGATAGTTTGTAAAGATGTTTTACTTTTCTAGATAAGCTATCGCCATGAAATATGTATGCATTAATGTTTCTAATTGCTAGGTTAAATAATAGGAATGGCATCGCTCTGTCTGAAAATTCTTCACAGTAGAAACTACTGTCACGATTAGTACTCCAACGTTTAATGGTTAATCCACCAGTACCAGCACATATATCAGCGATGACTTTAGATGATCCTAGTAATTGATTAACTAATTCCACAACTCCATCTGGTGTGAAATCTTGTTTGTTTTTCTTTCGGTCAGAATGTTCTTCTTGATAATAATCAGTGAACCAATCATAAGTTAAGTTGCTTTCAACATCTAAAAACAATTTAAATAATCCATCTTTTCTGTCACTCATCAACAGCTTATATAATTTATCTGATGCTTTAAAGCTCTCATCTACTCCAATCAGTTCATTAATCTTTTGAATATCTATCAATTACTACCACCACCTTTTAATTTAATCTTGCTAACATCTCTACTGTACTTACGCTTACGTTTAACTGGATGTTTCTTATAATGCTTTTCTAACTCTCTCAACATTTTCAGTTCTTCATAAGTTTGTACCTTTCCAAAATCTATACTATCTTTCATAATTTTCTCCAAAATAAAAAGCCAGCCTGGCTAGACTGACTTAATAATTATGACAATTAAAATATGCATTGTAAGTTTTAACTCTCGTGGTCTATAAAGCGACTAACCTAACTTACCTTTGCTACAATACCATAATAATTCACTAAAGCACCGTTGCAATTCCGCTAACTTTCCGTTTGATTTCCGTTTTTCTCGATATATACATGTAAATTAGGACAATCTGGTTGTACCTCTAATCTGTCTGCAAATTCATTTAATGCATTAATTTTTAATTCTGCATATCGAGTTTTTTCATAATTCAATTTTTGCATTATCTGCCAATCATACATATCATCTAGATATTTAGCAATTAGTATTTGTTTATGAATTAAGCGACAGTTGTTTAAAGCTTTACTAACTCCAATTAGAATGTTTTTTGCTATATATGATTTAGATTCAAAATGATTTACTAAAATTTCTTCACTACCATTTTTAAAACTAGGTGATTTAGGCATATCATCAATCACTGGCGAACGTAAAAATGACGGTACTTCGTTTGCCATTCGTAATAATTTATCTAAATCTTTGTTAAAAAAATTCCTAACATTTCTAGCCGTTTGGACTTCGTCGACTGGCTCAAAAAGTTCCATATAGTCCATTTCTACACTCTCCCTGTGGTATAATTATTTTAGTTGATTTAAGTGGCACGTTTCCAAGGGAGCGTGCTTTTTTATTAGTTATAGCTTCTAACCATATCGACCAATTGCTGTTCTTTACCTTTCCATTGGCGTTTAGTTTTTCGATAATCAAAATGACCTGGATACTTATTATTTGGGTTTGTTTCCTCTAGTCCTAATTCACGTTTTCTAACTATCCAAGTTAAACCTGTACTCACATCTCGAATTGACGCTGTATTCTCATAAACTCTACTTCTTTATGATTATTTCCAAAAATATCCTTAACATTAAAATAAACTTTTCCCATAGTGTTCTCCTAAAAATTATCATCATAAATGTTTGCTATCACAGATACTTTAACTTGCGTTTCTGCTGCGTCGTGGTTTTTAGCTCGAACAATCATGTTTCTAATTACACTACCAACAGTGTATTCCACTAAATATAATTTCATTCAATCAATCCTTTTCTCTTTTGTTTTATGACTAGCCAAAGCCCTGCCACGCCCTCAAAACGTGCGACCGGCTCAAATCTTGCGGATACAAGGTTGATTAGTTACAGACTTACGAAGACATGTTACAGAGGTTTACTCCTCTCAATTTATTTGTCTGTAACTAAGTTGTATTTAAAAGATTAAGTAGGTTTTATAAACCCTAATTTTTGGCAATAAATCTGCTTGGTTGCTACTGCATGAAATAATGGAAAAGGGAAAATTACACCTACCTCTTTAATAAATTTTTGTTGTTTATAGCTCCCTTGCATCTTTACTGCCTATGACTCAGCATCCTTTGACAGATACTAAGCCTAACGTTTGTTTGAGATCCTGATTTGTTACACGGCATTGTGTGAATGTGAATGTATACCGTTCAAACGTTAGCAGTTTTATGACTTGCTAAGGTCAATTTATTTGCTATTCAAATACGTTTATTTCTACATCAGCTAAAACATCATATTCATCTTTGTTAATATCAACTAATTCTTCAAGCGTTTCATAACTTGGAGAAACAAAATTTTGGTTTAGACAAATATAATAATATTTATCATCAAAATCTTTAGCTATAAGATAGAAGTCATCTCCATTTCTAATAACGTTTCCCACTTGGTAAATTCTTTCTTGTTTTGCGTCTTTAAAATTAATCTTCATTTTGTTTCTTCTCCTAAATCAATTCTTAAAATCATAGCTAAAAGTATTAATTTGTCTTCTTCTTTCAGATTTTCGATAATGTCATATATAAGATGTATTGTATCTTTTCTAGTTCCAAAACTACGAACTGCTATTACATCATCTGTCCCTAAGGTAATTAATCCTGCCCTATATCCTGCTTTTTCAAGCAAATCTGAAATTTTGGTTGCTTGTTCTTGTACTTCTCTGTTATCTTTCATCTTGCTTCTTCTCCTCATCTATTTACGTTTTTTTCAAAAAAGGTAAACTATTAACATTACACGTTCTAGTTTTTATTTTTTCTAAAATACTATTCTTCTTCAAACTCAATCCTGCTCAAGTGTTTAACTACTATACTTATAACTTTTCCGATAACTGCTAATTCTTCCTGTTCGATGAGTATGCTTGTATGAATATCAAATACATTGTATTTATCGCTACTAATCTCTACCATGCTCATTTCGTAACTTATAAACAGATTTCTAAACATTTTTTCTTGAAATTCATCATCAAAAAAATAATTATTTTTGTGGCGGTCATAAATTATCAAACCTAATTCTTGACATACGCTTTTTGAAAACTCACGCTTGAGTTCTTCTACCATATTTTTAATGTTTTCGTTCATTCTTACATACTCCTTGCTAACTTACTTACTAACAGACTATTCTTACACTGCGAATATAATATTATTCATAATCATTACATTTTTCTGATTCAATAGAAATTTGTTCCGATTCAAATTCACTTTGATCTGTATATCTTGCTTGTAATAGATCAAGTTTTTGTTCTTTTACTGCTAATTCAAAGCATTTTAATACTTGATCTAGAGAAACTCCTCTTTTTTCTGCTAAATCTATAGCATTTATTAAAATATCATTCGCATAAATATGAGTTTGGTCACTCATATTTTCTATTGTTATACCTTCCATACCTCTCATCATTGCTATACCTCTCTTCTTATTAGTTGTATTCTCAACATTACTTTAAATTCCTATAAAATCTTCCACATCATAATCAACACTTTGCATCACGTCATAGAACTCAACTATCTGCTTACCTTTACGATTAGTACGCTCGTGCCTTGTATTTACGTTTTTGGTTAATCCATAAATTTTCATCTTAAAATCATTAGCTCGTGGCACTACTACTTCAACTGGTACACCGTACTTTCTAGCAAACAAATTAAATCTCAGCTTGGCAGCAGTATCAGCTCCAAATTGTGTATTAATACTTGTTTTCACATCATATACATGTTTGATTTCTCCGTAATCATCAAAAATTACAAAATCTGGAGCATAACTAATCCTAGTTAAATTAACCCCACCCATAGCTACTTTATCTTTAATTACGTAACTAGGATGAACTTCGTATTTATACCCGCTATTCTGGATAAATTTTTCATAGAATTTAGCTTCTTTTTGACTGTCAAAAGTAAAACTACCAACCGTTACTTTTTTTGCTGTATGGTTCATTTCGATGCTCCTCTAACGTGATGTTTTTCTTCAAACTTTTGGATAATTTCTTCTTTTCCATTTTTCTTACCTTTTTCGTAAGAAATTCTGCACGATTCATTGATAGCAGTCTTAGCTTCTTCTATTTTCTTATCGAAAATTTCAGCGGCTTCTTGAAAACTTGTAACTTCCTTTCCACTTTTACCAGTTTCTCTAGCCCATGCTATAATTGCTCTTCCAAAGTCAGGAAAATAACGTTTCTTTTCTACACGCTTACCATTTTTATTAATTCCTAATTTTTTTACTAAAATAGCTGTGTTATGACTATTATCAGTAATATAATAGGTGTCATCTAATTTGATATTAATTCCCATATTATTCTGCCTTTCTTTGTTTGTTCGATTCTTCAAACCATACTCTAGCCATTGGTGCATATTGCATACGTGCTTCATTTAATTTCTTAACTAGTTCAGTTGTGTTTTTTAATTTCATATCTTTAGCAATATCATCAAATGTAAAACCATCACTGATTTTTAATAACGCTTGTCGTACATTGAAACCTGATTCATTCTCATATTTTTCTTGAATTAAGAATTTATCAACTATATCTGCTGTAATATCTTCATCTTGATTAATTACTTGATCCAAGCCTAAATTCAACGCTGATTGTCCATTAGGTTTACTTTGCCAAACACCATTTGAATCTTTTTCATAAGTAGTTACATCTTCTCCAGTTTCAATATCTTTTTGAACCGTATAATGTACAATTGCAGATTCAATCATGATACGTACTGCACCATCATTTTTTAACGTTCTTAACTCATCAATTTGTTTATCCAAATTAGAACCTGATGTCTTTATCTTGATAACCACTTCATCTTTGTTTGTAACTTGTAAACTATCGATCTTACTATAAAAATTTAAACTCATTTCTAATTCTCCTTAACTAACTGTTTCTTGTACGCTTGTTCATAAAGAGTTGCTAACTCTACTTGTTTCTTTTCAAATTCAGTAGCTTTTTTTAGTTTTCCCTGATATTTAATCTGCAGATTTAAAATAAACATTTCGCCATCTTCAATGAATTTCCATCCTTGCAGCTTCTCTAATTCAGCTACTGAAATCGCATCCCATACTGCTTCAATTCTTTTGTCGTTATACATCTTGATAAACTTTTCCATTTTTACTTTTACAATTGGTTGTTTATCTGCTGTATTCTCTACTATTCGTTTTATTAATCTCGTATAGTAGGACGCTTTATTTAAATAAACCTCAACTGCTTTTGATTGTTGATAGCTATTTTCAAGCATGATTGCCTGAAACTCGTTATAATCCATATAACTCATATAGTTTCACTATCCTCTTTAAAGAACATATACTTTCCGTCAAAATAATAATCTATATCTCCAAGTTGACCTTCACGATTTTTCTTGACTGATAGCCTTACTATTGACTTATTTTCTTCATCAGGTCTGTATAAAAAAGCAACCACATTACTATCTTGTTCAATGCTTCCTGATTCTCGTAAATCAGATAATAATAATTCCTTGCGTTTCTCAGATTCTCGATTTAATTGTGATAGTGCTATAACTGGCACATTAAATTCGTTAGCAATTATTTTTAATTCTCGTGTTATCTGACCTACTTGTAGCCAACGATCTTGACGATTATTAACCTTTACCAACCCTATATAATCAATGATTGCTACATACTTATTAGGTTTAGCTTTAGATGCATTCTTTCTAATCACGCTAAGAATTCCACCAAGATTGAGGATCCTATCATATATTCTCAACTTATGACTTCTTACCCACTCAATTCCATTTGTTACCATAGAACTAAAAGCTATATCTAAGCTATTTGACGGATTTTTCAATTTTTGGCTATCAACATTTGCACTCCTAGAAATGAAACGATTAAGCATCTCACGTTTGTTCATTTCAAGGGTAAAAAAATCAACTTGAACTTCTGGATCATTCATCATAATTTGATATGCTAGATTAACCGCATAAGCCGTCTTACCTACTGCAGGTCTAGCACCAATTGTAAAAAGCATAGACCCATACAAACCACCAGCTAATAAATCATCTAGTCTTCTAAAACTTTTAATTCCTGCTGGTTGATTAGTTGCTAATCTTTCCTGAAGTTCTTCAATTGCTCCTTCAAGTTCTCCATTATCATCTTCTTCATCAATTTTGGATAACTCAGAGATTGCTTCTGATAGATTAGCTAATTCCTGTTTTCTTGGTGATTGCTTGTAAACATCCATACTAAGTTCTAAATTACGTTGAGCATACATCTTGTGTAGTGACTTAACGTCATTGTCAAAGTTAGCATCCGTTACAAATTGACCTTGCAAATCTACTAAATGCTTATATTCAATACTTCCGTCATTAGTCATTTCAGAATAGATATTAAACAGAGTACGCTCTTGAACTTCTAATTTTTGAATAGCTTCTACAATGTTTCTTAATCTGATATCTTCAAACCACTCATAGTTAATGAATGTACTATCTGCTAAATCAGGTTTATTCAGTAGGGCTTCCACCACCCTTAACTCTATTTCGTTCAAGTCTTTCTAACTCCTCTCTTATAGCTCTATTTCCTTCAGTATCACTTTCATATATTTCTGGATGTTCAGATGCATATAACCTAAGTTGATACAATCGTTCCTCTTCTTCTGTTCGCTCTGGGCGGCGGGCGGAACTGGTGTTACTTTTCTTTTTTTGTGGTTCAGGCAAGCCTTCCTTTTCTTCTTGTAAGTAGTTATCAAAGTGACTTAATGCAAACAATGTATTAGGTCTTAAATACTCTTTCATTTCAGTATCTTTCCACTTACTAGCTTTAAATGTAACTACCTTAGCTATATCTTCTTTAGTAAAACCTTCATTCAATCTTGCATTAATATATTTTTTAAATAATGCTTTGCTACTAAAGCTTCTTCCAGTTATTTCATTAAACCAACTAATAAATTTATCGTAATCAAATCTATTTTCTTCTAACTCATTAGTATTAACTGTTCTCTTAAATTGTTCTCTTATGTGGAAATTCTGTTCCTCACCCTGGGGAATATTAGTTCCTAACCCTGCGGAATTTTTGTTCCCCACCCCTAATGAATTAAATTTAGTGCCTAGCATTATTAATCTTTTATCAACTGTTTTGCCATCTTCTTTATAAATTATCTTTCTATAGATATATCCTTCTTCTTCAAGATGTTTTGTATAATTCCTTATTTGCCTTGCAGTACATCCTAATCGTTCTGCAAGTTTTGCATTACTCATAAAAAATGAATCTTTAATGTTTAGCATTGAATATATTTCTCCAAAAAGCAGCTTCTCATTTGCTTTTAAATTATTATCATGTGCTACTTTAATTGGAATATTAAGAAACAATTTCGCTCCTTCATATTCTTCATTCATAACTAACACACCTCCATTTCTAAAGGGCTTCTCACCCTTTCGGCAGTCTTAGCTTACTGGCTCTCGTAATTTCCTTTGACACCTAACTTCTTTAGTATCTCAACATCTAACTTGATTCCATCAACTGGAACATGATATAGTTCTGCAAACTTCTCAGCACCTAATTGATGGTAGTTTTCGTGATGTGTCCTACATAGTGGCATTACGTGCTTTTGTGTATGGTCTACATGATCTCGGTTCATTCCCATTCCCACCGTATCCAAGTGATGAATATCAGCATAATCGCCACACACTAAGCAACGTCTATGCCTACAACACTGATAGATAAAATATTGTTCTTCTCGTGGCAATTGTTTGTATCCCTCTTTAAAAGGAACGTTCCATTCAAACATGAAATCAATTACCAAATCTATCAGCACGTTCACATCACTTACACTTGTCTTGGAGTTATCAGCTAGACTGATTTCCTTGCCTGTATATGCAGAATATTGAAGATAGAACATATCCTTGATGTACTCTTGTGGCATAACAGACCATTGAACTATGTCGTTAATAAGTGCAAAGAATAGTCTTCTCTGCTTTGCTCTAAGTTTTCGTCTATCTGCAAGCTCCCAATCAATATAGAATTCATCCTTAGAACCACTAACTGTTTCTATGTGATCTAAATTAAGTGATTCAACTGGCTTGATTGCCAGCCATTCCTCTTTATTATGAAAAAATCTATACGCTCTAGACCTTTCCATTGGCTACACCTCTAAAATGGCAAGTCCTTATCTGGAATATCTATTGTTGTTGAGTTTTTTGCAAATGGATCAGTATTTTCCAATGTAGTTTGTTCAAACGGATTCGTTGTTTCTTGTTTTGATTGATTAGAGTTTCCAAATGGATTTGTGCTTGTTTCAGTTGCTTTTTTAGTCCCATTTGGTCTAAACACTCCATTGGGTTCACTCTTTTCTTTAAGCTCTTGTTGTGTCTTAACAGTTAGATGATAATTGCCATTATTTCCTTCTTCCCAATCAACTGTAATATTTAATTGCTTACCTTTAATTCCATTCACAAATCTTTCTAAGGTCATATTGAAGTTAGTACCATCTGGAAAACCTAAAGCTGCAGTTAATGTGTTAAATCTTTTCAACGAAAGTTGTGTAGCTTCTTCTGAGCTTTCATCCCACACTATGTTGTGCCATTTAATTGATCCACCAGCATACTTACCATCCAGAACTTCATAATCTAAGACAGCCATCTCTTTACCTGTTTTAGATTTCTTAGCAACTGAACTATCCATGATCTTTACGTTATAACTACCTGCTTCTTCTACCATCTTTCCAAAAACTTTACTTGTATCACTTGTAAATCCAAAACTCATTTTATTTCTCCTCTACTTTCTTTTCTTCTTTGACTTCTAATAAATCTTCTGCATGTATCAAGGTTCTATCATCTATTCTGTTTTTACCTTGGTTGCCCTGTTCTGGGTCGCAATCTATCCATCTACTACCATCTTTTTTGTAAATTCTTCCGACAAAATCAAACATTGATGTGAATGCATTAAATGTTTTGTCATTCATGTCTGGACTAAATCTACCGTTTCCAAGACTTCCACCATTATCAATTTGATGTGCTGTTGCTAGTACAGTTACACCACTGTTTCTTAAATACATCCCTAGCTGTCTAAACCATAGCTGTAGCTTCTGATAGTTCTGACGTCCATCTTTAGAACGTCCATCAATGTTTTCTAACACTAGATTTTGCAATGATGACATGTTATCCAAGCAGATAACGTCATATTTTTTGCTATCAACAGCTCTTGCAACCATTTTTTGCACTAATTCCTGAATCATTGGTCCATCTGCTTGTTCCAAGATTCCAATATCTGTATCTTTCCTACCACGTACAACATTGGTAGACATATCAAATGACATTAGTAACTTCTTTCCTTCAAACTGATTTAACAAGCTTGTTTTACCTGTGCCACCAGCTCCATATACAAAATACAGATATGGTTGTTTAGGAACCTCACCATTTTCATAAAATATCAACTCTTATCACTCCTTCCCCTTATCCTTGCTCCACATCCATACGCTATCTTGACTGACTTTCTCGGCAAGTTTCATCAACTCAATATCTTGTTTTTTCATGATTAATCCTCCGTTTTGATTACAATCTTGTCTGGTTGTTCCTGGATTTGAACACCGTTGATAACTTCTCCAGTGTTAGTATTTACAACCTTACTTCCAATAATTGATAGACCATCTAAACCTTTTTTAGCTGCGTCCTTAAACAATTTCTTTTCTAGCTTAGGTACGCTTGTTACAAACTCAGTATCTTTTAACACATCAACTAATTTGTTCTCTTCATAAATCCACTTAGGTTGTTGTTTTCTTGATGATAAATTGCCGTTAGGACTACTGAATTTAAATTTAGGATTCTTAGCTCTTTCGTTTGTAAAGTATTCTTGTAATAAACCTTCAAAGTATTCCTTAGAATCGTTAGCCTTAGCATTTTCATGCTCTAACCATTCATCAATACGCTCATGATTTTTATCTGCCAGTTTCTTGTTTTGCTCTATCGTATTATTTACTTCTCTTAGCTTATATAAAGCCCAATCTGCTTTATCTGGACTATCTACGATAAATCTATCTTCTTCAACTTCTACTTGTTCTAATTCTTCTATTTCAGCCATCTCATTACGCTCCTTGCTTTTGTTCTAATTGCATTTTTAACAAGTTCATCATTACCCTAGTTTTAGTCTTATCTTCTTTACTCAAATCACCTTTATTAACACAATAGAAACTTTTAACTAACTTGTATCTATCTTCTACTGTGTCTACAAATTTCATAATTTTTGTTATATAATAATAACTAGGTTTTATATTTTTGTTTTCAGTGGTTGCCGCCACTGAATTTTTTTGTTCTGCCACAATCTCACCCCCTTTAAATCATCATTTCTTCAATGATCCAAATATCATAACTTCCACAAACTGGGCAACGTTTAACGTCATCTACATCTTGCATTCCATAAACCTCAAAGACTAACTCACATTCATCACACTGCCAACGTCCACCAGTGTCATACTCTAAACTTGGTTCATCTTCCATTTTGTTTGCCTCCTTTAATCAAAGAACGTTCCATCTTTAATGGCATCTATAACACCGTGTAGAACATATTCGCCTATTGCAGACAATGCGACTAACGTCCAATATGCTGCATTCGTTAATTCGATCATTATTTTTCATCCTTTCTCTTTTTCCAAATTCTATATAGATCCACACTGCAGGCATAAGCCATACAGATGAATATTCCGTATACACACCACATATCATTTACCCCCAGTAAAAATATCCTTTAACCAACTAACCAATATGAATACTGTTATATAAATCAGACATCCAATTAATACTGCCAAAACTGGTTCCATTAGGTCACCTCAAATCTTTCTACTTGCCATATATCTATCCAAATCTTCTTTATCAAAGAATGGCTTAGTCCCACCTTCTATTGGATAGATTGGTCTTGGTGCATCTGGTTCTTTTCGGACATTATCAAAATATTTAGGCTTCATTCCACAATACTCAGCAGCTTGAGATCTATTTAGAAATCTTTGGTTATTAAACTTCATTCTTTCTTCTGCCATTTTCAACAAAGCGTCAAAAAGCTTATTTAAAAAATCTCCTAATGCTTTTTTGCTAAATAAGTCTGCTAATTCCATCAAAATCACCTACCTCATTTTTTAAAAAAAGTTTCTTTTAGGACACTAATTCGGCAAAAAAAATTTCATTAATCATCTCTCCATTAATTTTTAGAATTTTTGCTATAGCTTTAATCTCATCAGCCTTAAATGGTCTCTCATCTCTTAACCCTTTATAAAATGTAGATTTCGACATCTTAACTCCATTTTCATTAATTTCATTAATTAATGTACCAATTTGGATTCCTTGACTTTTAATGATACCCAACAATTTGTCCTTCTTCATCAAAATCTCTCCTTTCTAAGTTTCCTTTAAGACACTTTCATTAAAACATGCTTTTTAGAATATGTCAATAACTTTTGTATCTTTTAAGACACTTTTTTGCTATGTATTTTAATAATGTTTATTTTAAGACACTTTTTTGTTATAATTTATACTAAAGTTTACTTTAAAGGGTGGTGATTTCATGAACTTAAAAAATAGACGTTTAGAATTAAATTTAACACTTGAAGATGTAGGTAATTATGTAGGTGTTGGTAAATCTACAGTTAGAAAATGGGAAAATGGAGATATTACCAATATGAAAAGAGATAAGATTGTATCTCTTTCTAAAATTTTAAAATTAGATCCATTAGATATCATTGATCCAAATAATGAATTATCAAATAGAAATAACAGATATATTAAAGCTGTTATTTCTGGTATGAATAGATTATCTAGTGAACGACAAAAAAACGTAAAGAATTATGTTGATAGTCAACTTGATGAGCAAGAAAATAGTAAAATTTCTGAAGATGTCAGCTCTATACCAGTTGTTCATAATTCAGCTGTTGCAGCTAACCCTACTGAACTAACATATGGAGATACTGTATTACAAGATGAAGAATTTGAAAGAATACCAGATAATGCTGATTTAGCTATTCCTGTCATTGGTGATTCAATGGAACCTACAATTAAAAACGGCGGATTGGTATTTATTCATGAGCAACCTACTATTGAAAATGGTGAGATAGCAGTTGTTGAAATTGATGGTGAAGGGACAACGTGTAAGAAAGTCTATTTTGATTATTCAAATAAAGAAATTATTTTAAAATCTATAAATCCTAAATATCCAGATAGACATATAAATTCAGATAGAATAAGAATTATTGGAAAAGTTGTACTCTAAAACAAGAAGGTGTATATGATGAGTTTTTTTAATTCTTTAAATTCATTTTTTAGAAAAAACAAAGATAGTAACTATTTACCAGACTATTTTTTTGATATTCCTGATGATGTACTGAAATTTATGTACTTTAAAAATGGTCCTAAAAAAAATATAGATAATCATACTGATGAGCCTTCTGCTATAGATATAAAATTGCCAATATCTGAAGATTTTCATAATCTAGAAAAAATTCCTTACTATCCATCATATGAATCACTTCAACCCAACCAACGATTTTATTTTTTAAGTTGGCTTGCAAAACGTAATTGTCCAGAAGATGTTGGATATGCATTTCTTTACCTATACTCTTTGGAAAGAAGGTTATATGATGGTGAGTATATTAAGGAGACATTATTAGAAATAAATTCTCTTCAAAAAATCATTAATAATGATTCTTTTATTCATTATTCAAGTATTTCTATTATTTACGCTATCTCAAGATATAACCTCTATAGTTTTTTTGATACTTTAGATACGAGTATGTTTCCTAATTTTTTTGTTCTTACTAAAAAAATTGTCTATGATGGTAAATTAACTGCATCAGAAATCATAGATTTTTCTCATATATTAGGATATAAAGAAAAAAGATATATTAATAATTATTATGATATTTTTAAAAATGAGTTATTACAAATTTTAGAAGAAAAATATCATACACCTGAATTCATTTTCTCTGGTACAAATGATAAAGTTCCATCTATGAATCTAATATTGTCAAATTTTTCTTTGCCAGATAGAAATGTATATTTTCCTGATATAGCTAATTCTAGTATTGGTACAGAATTATACTCTCTTTTATATATGGCTCATGATAAGACTAAAAAAAGTCTTAGAAAAAATAATAGTTATAAGCATATTAATAAAACCGTAAAAAAGGAAATAAATGTTAGAACTGGATATCCTATAGCTACACAAAAATCTATTAACAGCACTAAACAAGCTTTAATCGATTCAGCTAAAAACAACACATTTGATAAAAATGAAGCACTGGCAATAGCCCGGTCATCTGTAAATGAAAATGGGGCTTTAACCATGGTAAGTAGTTACAGATACTTCTTATATGATGAAGTTTTCTTAAAAGGTGAATTAGCTTATAAGTATGGTGACTGGGATGAAGCAGAGAAATTATGGTTAACAATACTTGAAATCTCCCCTACTCAAGTTTGCGAAAAGCTATCGATAATGTATAGAAAACAGAAAAGATATTTTATTATAATGGGTATTGGCCTTATCTTATCTTTGTTTGCCGCAGTAT